AACATCTGTATAACCTCCGCCTGTTGAAATAAACTTTATGTTACCGCCGATTTCGCCGGTATTTAGGTTGAAGAAAGTTTTCCCATCCTGGCTGACTATTCTGTCTGTTGTTACCCTTCCCGGAAGAATTTCAGTAAATCCCCAGAGTTTGGTTATATCTCTTTCGTTTTGATATTCCTTCCCGATTAAAAGAGTAAGCAGGTGATAAAATCCTACGACCTGTTCTATTGCAATTGGGATTTCTGATAAGACAAATTCTCCGACTCCTGTTGATTTACTGACCTTCGCGTATAGGTAGTACGTCTTTTCTGATTCTGTCAATGGTGCGCTCAAGTAAGCCGTCATGTTCCAGAATTTGTAATCCGTATCCGCATGTTGGCTTTTGAGTTCAGTAATCCCGAGCGTCATATGCTGTATAATACATGCGCTGATTGATAGCCTTTTGTTTTCGTCTATCTCTATAGATGGGTTTGAAATTGTCGGATTTGTTGTTCCATTTACAAATCTAAACTGTAGGCTTTCATCTCCGACCAGAGCCTGCATTGTCTGAATTGTGATTGGGTTGATTGCTCCGGAGTAGTTGCTGATTGCGGCTGCGAGCATCTCCATTGTTTCTCTGGCATCTCGATATGACCTCTTGGTGTAGTTTATCGAGTCCTTCTTGCTTTGTTCAATCACGACCGGTGTTGTTTCGATTTTTCCGAGGTAGCTGGATATTGAGACTCCGACCGGGGCATTTGATAACTCGATTTGTGGAGCATATGGCCGGTTGATGTAGTCCTTCACTCCGGTGATTCTTACCAGTGCGCTGTCTTGTTGAAATTGTTGATCTGAAAAATTAACGTAGCCACCGAGCCGGATTTTGCCGCCGATGTTCAACCAGTTTTTTCTTGCCCATATTGGGTCGAGGTCTCCGATAAATGAGAACTGCGGAACCTCGTTTTCGCTAAAGTATTCAACTGCTTTTCTGAACATGTCCCAGCTTGCACCAGTCTTTGTGGCATTATCGCTGATGTATGCTTGTGGCATATGAATGTTGAACACTCGGTATTTGTCATTGACTGCAGGTTTGAATGTCTCATTTGGCATTTTCTGTCCGTCGATATCTTGCCACAAAATTTCAAACTTTCGATCTGCGTGATTGTAGTTGACATCGAATTCCTTACCTGCGAGCATCCCGGTTTGGAATATCAAACTCATTTTTTCGCCTTCAATCAGGCATGCTGTATAATCCAGCCCTTCTGGGATGGTGTTGTCTTTTATGTCGTACAAATTACCGGCCGCATCAACCGTGATCACCTCTGTTACTGTTCCTTCAAGATTTGGGTAGATATCGGAGCAGTCCAGACTTCCTTCCTCATTTGTTGCAAGTGGTTTATCAGCTCGAGTAATCGAGTATCCATCTGCATCGGTCTGATAAATGCGGCCATCCGGAGTAGTGATGGTTTGATTTTTCGGGAGCAGCAATTCAGAAACGTTGTTATATTTACTTGGGTCAATGTTGCGACTTCCTCCCTGGACGTATAACCTCTCGATTGCTCTGGTTCTGTAGTCACGGTTTTCCCTTCTTACTCCGGTTAAGAAACCGTTTCCTTTTCCGTATGAAAGTGCCAATGGGGATTCCTTATTGTATTCAACCTTTTTTAAATGGATTGTTTTTCCACTTATCTCATATTCGGTATTGAATGCTTCGGCGACCATCTGTAATGCTTCGGCACATGTGTTGTGTGAAAAAGTGACAGTTTTTTCATTTGTATCGATATAGTCTCCTGCGATCCACCCACTCTCGCGCTGGTTCATGTTGTCAACGATAATCTGCAGGAATTCATGCGGCTTTGCTGTTAATGAAAATTTCAACCGGTTAGTGGTATCCTTAATCCGGTATTTGGTAAGCGCACCTTTCGGAGCCTCAAATATTAATGTATATTCATAGTTTCTACTTCCATTTTTTGTGATATTTGCTGGGCTGTTAAGAGTATATATTTGTCCTTGATAATCTATGAATGCGCCAATCGGGATTTCTACGTGTTCAGGTTTGTTAAAAGTAACGGTAACGGTATCATCTCCCATGATCGTCCGGTACCGGTAGCTGTCGTCGCTTACAAGTACATCGAGCGTGTTCGTTTCATTCAAATTTATTATCATCTTGTTTAAATAAATATCATTTTTAGATCAAATTCGCACCAGATTTTATTCTTTCCTATTGCGATACGGCCTACATTCATTTCCTGGTAATATGCAGAGTATGTTTCTTCATTCTTATTGAAGTATAGCTCTCTTTCTCCCGGTCTTGTCAGGTCGTAAAAAAACGCATTCAAATTGCGCATCAGCGCAGCGGCACTTCCAGCTGTAGCGAGTAGTTTTAAGCGCACATCCTTAGCCTTCATTTTGACATGTTCTGGATCATAGACGGCTCCGTTGATTGCTGTTGTGTCAATCAGGAGGTTCTGTTTCACTTCCGGGATTTTCAGGATTTCTTCTTCGCTTCCCTGAAGGACTGCTATCCCATATTGCGATATGTCCTTTGTGTCGATTTGGTATCCCTGTTCCGGAAATTCTCCACCTGTTGGCTCCTGATATGTGTATCCGGACATGGGATTGTCTTCTGAAAATCGAAGCGTAAAAAGTCGCATTTTCAGGATGCTCCCTTTGAAATCTTGGCCGGCGAGGAGTCGGATTTGTTTTGTAATTCCCAAATCTGAAAACGTAACATCGTGGTATGCGCCATCAATGAGCAGGTTGATAAAACCATTAATGTCGGCATTCTGGTTGATGGTTGCAAACCGGACATCAAACTCTTTTCTTTCGTATTTCAAGTCTGACAGGTCGACCTCCAGGCCATCCTCCTCCGGCCAGTCGTTTGCTTCCGGTTCTTTGATTTTTGGCATGGATATAATGCCTGCGTAATCACCATCCCGGACGATAATTCCGTATGTGGTGGTAGCATTTATTCCGTCTATGATTATCTCGCCTGTCATACCTTGATATTGATTCCTTTTGTGTTGATCTGGTCGATTCCGCTTTTAACTGAATCCATTGTCTTTTCGATTTTCTCCAGTCGGCTGGTGTTCCGGTCGATGTTGAATAAATGGTTAATCATCACCGTAATGTTGACCAGCATGATTTTCATATTTTCGCTAATTGAGTACGTGTGACCCTGTATTGCTGTCATCCTTCCATTCAGCTCATTGATAGAGTCCTGGCTGGCTTGTGCTATTCCCTTGCTTGATGCTGTCCTGTTGCTGGCATTAAATATGTCTATTCCTTGTTGTTTGAGGGCTTCTTGAGTATCCAGCATAGCCTTATTATATTGCTCGAGTGCAGCCGGGTATTTCTCTGTGAATCTTAAAATATCATCGATAATATCATAGTCGGCATTGTCGCTATCGAATGATGCAGCCATTTCTTCTTCGAGTTGATTAAACATTTTACCGAAAAATGCATCAAATATCTTTTGTTGCATGATTTCCTGTATCACTTCTGTCACCGCTCCTTTGAATTTGTCGATTGCTCCGGTAATCTCACCATTTGTAAATGCTTCGACCAGTGCATCACTTAGTTTGCCTCCCAGGTCGCCGGCCAAGTCTGAGAAGGTTTGCCGCATTTGCTCCCGTGCTTCGACTGCTTTTCCTCTGATTTCTTCCCAATTGTCAATGAGCTTTTTTGTCGCATCATCCATCTTGTCGTAATCGTTCAGGATTTCCTGATTAAGCTCGTATGTTTCCGGATTGAAAATTTCGCCATATTTGTCTTTTAGATTTTCCAGTACCGGAACTGTTTTTGTAGTCACGGCTCCGGCGATACCTCCTACGATAGCTCCAATACCTGCGCCAATTAAAGTTGACAATCCGAATGTAAAACCTGCGAAAATTGTCCCAACTGCTGCACCGGTAGCTGCTCCGGCTCCGGCTCCACCAGCGACATTTCCCCAGTTGATTTCCTGTTTTGTTCCTGTTTGAACCTGTCCATCTCCCAATTTTGCAGCACTTCCCTGGAGTTCATTCATTGCTGCTGCATACTGCATTGCTCCGTCGATTGCTCTCTGATATGGATTTTCAACTCCGAATATGTTACTCTCTTTGTATGACTCCATTTCGATACGCGCCATTGCGGCCAGATGTGCGCTCTCCACAATCTTATCGTTCCACTCCTCCTGCGCTTGTTTGTTGGCTTCAATCTGGTTTGCAATAATAGAGTACATGTCTGCAAGTCCGGAAATTCCGGCAGCTGCTATATCAGTTTTTGTCGCATTCTTGTCAAATATTTGGGTGACATTGTCAATACTTCCGGCCAGCCCACCGATAACGGATCCGATATCTCCCATGATACCTTCTGTCGTTTGAAGTGCGCCTGCAAGCTTTTGAAGCGATCCACTGAGCTTGTTCGCGATGTCGAGTATTTTCTCCCATTCTTTTGCGTCGACTGCTTCTGTTGATTTCGTTTTAACTTTATCGAGAGCAGCGGCTAATTTTTCAACGTCCACCCCGGCTTGTTTCAGCGTCTCCAGCTGTTCAGGTGATAGCTCGATTTCTGCTATCGTTTCCTTCAGCGTTCCAAGCTCTTTGATTGTGAGCTTGCTTATGTCCTCAAACAATGGCATCGCTTCCTTTATTTTCGACTGCATGAAGTCGGAGCCTTCTCCAAAAAGATAAAGTTCAACCAGCCCAGTCCCGCTTTCGCGGAGCGCATCCTTTTGCAGTTCCTCGATTGCTTTTTGCATCTGTCGCTTTGCTTCTTTGACTGCATCACTTTCAGCACCCTGTTCGGTTGTCAATCTCTGTATATCTTCATTAAATTTCTTTTCGATATCCAATCTTTGTTGCGCGTAGTTCCGGTAGTTCTCGAGTAGTTTATCCTTCGTTTGCTGCTGCTTATTCTGGTATGCTTTATCCTCATTTTCATCCATTGATGTGAATGCAGCAGCTTGTTTTGTCGATAGCTGGATACTTTCTTTGTCAAATTTCACACCTTTCGCTTCTGCTTCTGCTTTGGCATTTTCCCGGAGCGTAGAGAGCATATCTTCACGCTGGCGATTGATTTCTGTTTTTCGCTTTGCGTGGTTTAGTGCGAGTTGCGCCAGCTCTTTGTCGATGCCATCTTTCATCGCGTCGATGCGTGCCTGTTCAGCTTGGTACTGAATGTCTTCATCCATCCTTACCTGATTGATGCGGTTTTGCTCGAGCTGATTCTGTATTTTATCCTTATCTTTATTGGATTTGTCGTACTGTTTGTTAAAGAGCTGTATTTTCTTTTGTTCGGCCTCGATTGCTTTATCGATTTCTGTCAAACGCGTTTCCCTGTCTTCCGGTGTCATCGATTGGGATAGTATTTTTGACCTCTCACCCTGTAGTCTTTTAATCTCTTTATTGGATTTAGCGATGTCCTGAGCAGCTGTTGTTCTAAGTGTTTTGCGCTCCTTTTCTTCCATCCTCAGCTGGGTGAGCTGGTTGGCTATCTCGCTTTTGTCGTATGTACCCATTCCGGTGATACGTCCTTTCTTGTCGCTGTCTCCAATTGCGGAGAGGAGCTTTTCTCGGCGAGTTATTTCGTTTTGTAGTTGGTCGTCTGTAAATCCGGTTATTCCGGCCAGAAAGTTTTTAGCATTGTCCTTTTCGATGTTTCGTCTCGTTATTTCGAGGTCGGCTTTGGCATCTTCTACGGCTCTGGCCAGTTGCTGTTGTAACACGGAGTCGGAAAGCGAGCCAGTCGATTTAAAATTTTTTAATCGTTCCTGTGCTTTCTCTACCTTTTCGAGTTGCTCATCATAGGTATCTTTTAGCGTTTTAGTAGCCCTATTCTCCTCCTCTTGTGCGATGTCCTTTTTGAGCTGGAGTATTTGCTCGAGAGTCATTCGCTCGGTGTTATATTTCGCGATGATTTCCGGGTACAATTCAATGAGTTTCTTTATTGCCTCGCGCCTTCTTCCTTCTGTAGCGTATTGGTCATTCATGGTGTCGATGGCCTTATCTACTTCTGCTTTTCTCTGTTGCTCTTTTTGAATAGCGATTTCCTGTTGTTCATTATACCTTTTCGTTGCTCTCTCGGCGGCTGTTGTTTTGTCCCGGAGCAGGAATATAGCAGTTCCGAGTCCAACCAGAACGGTTGCCGCGAGGACGTATGGGTTCACAGCCATCGCTGCATTGAGTGCTTTTTGTGCTGCAGTCTGGACTCCAATTGCGACGGCATTTGCTTTGTGGCCGAGAGTTAATGCTCCAAGCGCGCGATTCATCTCAAGGTATAATGTGGCAGTTTTCGATGCGGCTACAATTTTTTCGAGAGCTGCTATTGTGATCAGGGCAGCTTTGTAGGTTCCGTAAGTTGCTACAAGGATTGCGATGGCTTTTCCTATGCTTTCGTAATTTTCGACGGCTGTTTTTGCTCCTGTAATTACACTTGATATTGTGTCCTGATTTGCGCGTCCGATTTCGTTCATCATCATATCGACGGCATCTCCAAGATTCGAAATCTGACCTCCGATAGTTTTACTTTGTTCCTCCATCAGATTATAAAATTTCCCACCTTTTGAAGTCATAGCCACAAATGCTTTTTCTATTTGTGGAAATCCGACAAGGCCTTCGCTGACAAGTTCAGTTACTTTATCTTTTGTAACTCCGAATTGTTTTGCTAACTCTTCAGCGACTGGGATACCGCGTCCCATAAATTGTCGCATATCTTGAGCAAAGAGCCGGCCTTGCACCTGCGTAGTTCCGTATAAATATACAAGGTCATTTAAAGGGATGGAAAGTCCGGCAGCAACATTCCCGAGCATAACAAGGTCTTTGTTGACGTTTTTAGCCGATGTTCCGTAAGCCAGAAGGCTCTTTGCTCCGGATGCTACGGATTTTAAATCAAATGGTGTAGTTGCGGCGGTCTGGATTAGCTGTCCCATCAATTCATCTGCAGCAGATTTGCTTTGCAGCATGGTTTTAAATGCCACTTCGAGCTGTTGGAATTCTCCACGTATATTGGCTATTTGTTTTGCAAATCCTGCGGCTGCAGCTGCTGAAAATGCGACACCGATTGAGGCTCCAATTTTCCCGATCATGTTATCCATTTTCGCGCCTTCCTTCTGGGTGTCCTGGGATAGTCCATTGAACATTCCCTTTGCCCTTGCAAGGTCTTGCTGCAGGCCTTTTGTGTCGGCTGCTAATCCATATACTATTTTTCCTTCGTCGCTCATTTCCGATTCTTTTTTACAACTATAATTTCTTCATCCTCTTTGAAGTTGTCCGGGTTGTTGGCATCTTTTGAAGCATCAAATTTCGGATTGTCCTTCTTTTTTTTGCTATCATAGCTCGGAATTATCGAGCTGTAAAGGGCGACGTTTGCATAGCTGATTTCATAAAGTATGTAATCCGGTGTTAAACCCGGGTATGCCTTCATGAATCCTCCAATTACAGCCCAGATGCTGTCGTTTCTTTCATCACTTCCTTCGTCGCCTTGATGAGATTTATCTCGCTCAGGGAAGTGATAAGCACGAAAAAATCGGCTATCTCCAACCTTGAAAGCAGCCGGGTGATCAGCTCGTTTGTTTCCTTTGGTGTCATCTTCACAAGTATGATTTCGGCCAGCTCTTCCCGTGTTGGGTTGCGATTAAACAACCTGTTGAGAATTCTTTTTTCCTCTTTGATTGTTTTTGTGATTCCGAGGACTAATGTTGCCGCGATTATCCCGACTTTGTTGCATTTCCATGCGTTGGCCAGAGTTGTCTCGATAATAGCCTGCATACTTTCTACATTGTGAATGCGTGGAAATCCGGCTATAAGTTCCGAAATGCGTATCAGCGTGGCAGTTGTTGGCCTCGGTGCTTTGTATTGCCTTCCTGCTATTGTAACCACTTCTGGTTCTTGGAGGATGGTGTCGGCTGTTTTATTTTCAATCATTGATTTATTGTGTTTTGTTTGGTGGCGACAGCAGGATTCGAACCTGCGACCTCCGGACTATGACTCCGGTGAGCTGGCCTCTGCTCTATGTCGCGATGTTTAAAAGGCAGCCGGGTGTTAATCGGCTGCTCTTTGGTAGGTTAATTCTGATTAGACGGCTGTCTTTTTAAATTTGGTGTAAAGTTCGCCATCAGCACATTCTAAGAATGTAAATGTGAAGTCTCCATACTGGCCTTCGCTTTCGCTGTAGCCCTCTTTATATTTCACATGGCATTTTCTGGCTTTGACACCTACACCTCCGACATTTTTGGGGGTAACTTTCACTGAGTACGGGTCAGCTACTATCAGGCTTTTTATTTTCAATTCTCCTGCTTCAGTGTCGTGCGTTGCATCCAGAATTGTTGCTAAAGTAGCAAAGTCAGGCTCAATGATGCGCGTGGTTAATCTCACCATTCCTTCGCCTTCGTCATACGCAACGATTTTGCCTCCTGAAGCTCTCGCTTCGAGGCTTTCGCCGTCAGTCACTTCCATTGTGGTGCTTTTGTCCTTGATAGTTCCGATTGAGCTAAGGCTCGCAGCCATTGCATCGGCAGCACCAGTTTTCCCTATTTCGATGGAGCACTCGCTCCAACTCATGATTATTTGGCTCATTTTTTCTCTTTTTATTTGGTTATTCTTCTGAAATAAATTTGTGCGTTTACAAAATTCTGATCTATCGTCTCCTCATCAAAGGTTTTAATAATTGATTTCCTGGAAAGGTCGTATTCTGTTGAACTCAGCGCATCGATGGTTGTCTGGAGGAATTCTTCAAGTGTCCGGCATTTGGCGGTATCTTTGATTTTCCTTCCACTTTCGGCTTGTAGTTTTGGCACGTAAATGTTAACCGTCACTATTCCTTCCTGTATCTGGCCATCTGTGCCAGTCATGAAAATAATCACAGCATCCTCCTTCTGGGAGTCTGTTGGTCTACCGGCAGAATTATAAACCTGTCCGTTGATTCCTGTTTTCAGGCTTGCGGCTATAAGTTTATAAATGTCTGTTTCGATTGTACCTCCTGTCTTTTTCATTTCTTGCTGATTTTTTTGAACATTTGCTCTGCCATTTTCTTCGCTTCAATTTCTGAAAGTTTGAGGACGTTGCGTCCGGTTGCTTCTACGTATTCCGCGTAATTCATCCCGGCTACAACGACCAGTCCTATTCCGCTTGGGATTAGTTCTGTTGCTTTTCTTGCCGCGAATTCCTGTCCTTGTTGTTTCCCTTTGTCACCATTCATTTTTGATTCAAAGCTCGGGCTTCCTACTATCTTTCCATCCTTGACAACAACATAGCCGGTACTGCTCACGAGGTTACCGGTTCTGTCGGTATAACCTCTTGTTTCCTTTGCTAAGTTCACAACTGTTTCTCCAATGTAGGAAAGTTGATAAATGAGAGCCTGTTCCCTTCGTTGGATTTGCAGGGCTATCATTTTATCAATTTCCTGATTGGGTGTTAGCTGTGTGATTGGCATCAGACTGTGATTTTGATCCGGTTTGTAAATGTCAGATGTTGGATGCTTTGAATTGTGAAGTCTCCGAGATCATCTCCTTTATAGTTCTTCAACCGGAGCCGCTTTCCTTCGATATCTTGGTTCTCGATTAATATCTCGTATGTGGCCTGTGTGAAGGTTCCACCCTCGTATCGTCCTTTGTTGCTCTGGTTGTTGACCTTCAGGTGACATTCGATTTCCTCTCCTGCTACCTCTGTAGACGGGATCGGGTCTCCGGTTTGCGTGTCTACGCTGGCCGGTGATTGATTGATCATCTGAATGGTTCCGTTGATTATCATAGCTCTTCTCCGATGTATCCGTATTGTACGCTTGATGTTGATTCTCCGGCTTCCCGGTAGATTGCTTCTGACTTGCGTTTGAAGTTGTCGCGTTCCTTTTGTGACAAAGAAAAGCTGACACCTCCCTCCGAAACATTGGGAGCATTGGAGAGCCAGTCCATCATGTCGGCCTTGGCCAGCTTGTACCCGTTTGACTTTAAAATCTCGGGAGTGATGGTTTCTTCTCCAGGCAGTCCCCTTTCCACAGCCACCCTGATAAGGGTTGACTGCGGTACGGGATAACTGCTAATCGTCTTTAATGATTCGATGATAGTCATTTTGCTCACTTTTATTGACCGTCGTTCCACCCACTTGATGTCTGAGTAACATTCAGGAAAACAAGAGAGGCGCGATTGATGAGTGCTGGTTGTACGTATGCTTCGGCCATCGTCACTTCAAGCATTGGGTTCAATTCTGAATAAACGGTAGTTTTGGCATATTTTCCTTGCACCTGAAGTGCGTCGGTATTCTGGATCATTGGAACCGGTTTGTAATATGTCCATCCCAGCTGAGGAGTTGGAGACAAAACAACGGCCTTTTCATTCCAAGGTTTCAGCGTTGTTTGTGATCCATCTTTTCCTTCGATAGTTACGTAAGAGTCAATCACCAAAATTTGGGGATATCCTTTTCCGCGCATGTACGCGTTTACGTTTTCAATCGATAGAACTTCTGTTGAAGTCAAACCGGAAACATTGATAATAACTGATGCGACTCTTTTAGCTGTTGCTGTTTGAGCGATCAGGTTTTCAAACGCTGCCACTTCCATGATTGCGTACATCGGCTTTTTCAGACCTTTTTTGGCGATATCTTTCTGGGCTTTTACCAAGTCAGCGATACCGTCGGCAGAAGCATCGCTCCATGCTTTTGCAACTCCTTTGAAGTTTGCCGCAGGTATGTTGAAGTCGATGACATCGGCGGTGGCGTTTTCGCCTTCGATGCTTGCAGGGAATGTGTGTTTCCCGGCCGATCCAATACGCAGCGCGTCGAGTTCTACGCGGTAGTCGATACCGTCGTTGCACGCCTTGATATCATCATACACCAAGTCAACCAAATAACGAGCCGTAGCTTTGTCTTCGGTGTTGGCTGCTGCGATAGTTTTCAGGTCATTGTACTCGTTGATTGAGACTTCGTCTTTCACTTTAGAAATAGAAATTTTCCCGAGTTTTCCACTCCAGGAGCCTACTTTCTTCCTGGTCTTGATAGGCGATTTCACGTTAAAGGCTACCCTGTCTGCTGAGATAGGTATTCCTTCTTCCCCTTCGATTCCTTTGATATCAAATTTCGGGGTGTATTTCAATGGGAACAACGCAGCCCATGCCAGTCCCGTTCCGGGTTTATAGCTATTCACTTCGGCCTGCATTCCCGGTATGTCAATGTCAAATAATGGCTTGTTCATTTTTATACGAGATTAATGGTTGGTAACAATGCGGCCACTTCAGCAGAAATGTTCGCGGTTTCTTTTCTCAGGTTGGCTCCGTTCACCAATTTAACCAGCTTGTCGCCTTCGTTTGGTTCGATAGCCTGTCCGGTTACAAATAAAGGAGTCAGGAGAGGTTCTGCGAGGACTGCTGGAGTTTCACCGTCAGCTGCTGCGCTTTCTACTTTTGATTGGTAGAGAACTGTTCCGGCCGAGATGGCCACTCCAAGGGTTACGGTGACAACATCTTTGTCATCGTTGGTGGTTGTGTCTACTGCGGTACACTTTACTCCGGTATCTCCATGAGCGATAATGTCATCTACTGCCACTCCGCTACCTTTTGCGATTTCGATTGATGTATCGGTAGTCTTCACTTCCTTAAGCAATCGATAGGCCTTGATAGGCACGAATTTTCCAGAGGAGAGACCGACTGCGGTTCCCTCTAACACTCTGAAGGTCTGATTTGCAACCAGACCACCACCCGGTTTTTCAGCGTAGATCTGTTCGAATACAACAGGATCGTTGGCCTCGGGGCTGGTATATTTAAAATTTACATTCATTTTTTTGTGTTGTTTAAAAAGTTAAACTTATTTTGTGGGTAATCCCTTTATCACAGATGATGCGGCTGCATTTGCTTTTCTCTCCTCGATTCGCTCTTTTACCTGTGCTGGCGGTTCCTTTTCGACGGTACCTTTTCCACCCGGAGGTGTTGAAAACACTACACCTTTTTGCTCGATTTGAGTAATGAATGGCTCGATTTCCGTTTTGATTTCATTCAGGTAGGTGTCGAATTCCTCATCATTTTCAAAGTTCATTTTCGCTACTGATTTCTTGTAGCTGTTTTTGAGCTGCTCCGGTGCTTTGATTTCTTCCAGTAACTTTTCCAGCCGGCTTGCTCTTGTGGTTACGACTTTCTCTCCTTCGATGGCTTTGATTTTTGCTTCGAGAGCTTGATTGCTTTCGATCAGTTTCTTTGCCCATTCAGGTGTGTCATCCCCATCTGGTTTTTTACTTCCTTCTGGTTTTTTTGGTTCCTGTGGTTCTGCCGCGATTGGTTTCCCTTCTTTGAGGCCGTGTTTCTTTTCGTAGTTAGCGATTGCTGTGCTTGTTGCTTCGGTTACCCGGCTATCTGCATAGCTGTCTATAACTTGCTGCATGGTCACTCCTGCTACTGCAGTCTCGACCTGATCTTCGCTGGTTACAGTCTTCGCCAATTTATCGGCTATCCTGCTAAGTACTGAGTCCTGAATGTCCGCGTATTTGGCTTTCAGTCCTTCTAAAATCTTGTTTTTCATTGCGTCTCGTTTTTGAGTTTTTTATTTGTGATAAATGTCAGCCACAAATATATGAAATTATTTCTTAAAATGAGTATATTATACTCAGATTATTTAGTATTAATTAGCTTATTTATTAAGATTATTTAGCTATAAACCAGCCGATTAGTTTGTTTTATTCAGTAAAAAACACTATCTTAGATGTGTAATAAAGAAGTTAAACCCTCAAAAATTGATAAAAATGAAAACTGTAAATTTTAAAAACGCTTTTCTGATGATCTATGCTTCCGTTCCTTTCTGTAATTCTTTTTTCTCTTGCGATGCTAAAGTTCAGATTTGTTTCTGTGATCGTGATAATTTCGATTTGGATGTTGTTGAATACAATAACTGTATGAACCTGGTTACAAACCAACCGATAACAATCGAAAATGCGAGAGCTGCATTCCTTGCTTTTGGTATCGAAATGGATGAGGTGATTGATAATGCTGTTTCGGCTCATCTAACTAAAACCGAGATCGCTTCTCTGGTTTCTTTGGCAATCGCGAAAATCTTAAAAAAATAATAACCCTCCGAGCCGGTCTTCCGTCCCGGGTAAAACTCAAATGAATATGAAAACAATTGACGATCTCTTCGATTTGGTTTTGGAACAGACAAATAAAAACAAAGGTAAGATGGTTCGGTATATGTTCGATATCAGCCAGAGATATAATTGGGTGTCGATGACTCAGGTCGTTGAGCTTTCCGGTGAGAAGAAGGAGAAGGAGATTTTCTCTAATATGTCTATCGCGACTCCCGAGGAGCTGCAGTTGGTCTACTGGACTATCGTCAACAAAGGCCGCAAATAAAAAACAATCCGGGAGCTTGTCTCCCGGGTAATATATAAACTCAAATTCACCGAAAAATGAAAACTCTATTAATCAACGTATCCCAAGCAGCGAGAGCCTATGATGCTCTTGTGGACTCCTACCTGACTCGCTTCATCAACCAGACCGCATCTAATGCTTACGATTTCGACCCTGAAAAGCTGTTCTTTGGCGAGCCTTTGCAGGATGCTATCGTTGATGTAATGGAGCGTTATGGTGTGAATGAATTTGAAATATTATAAACCCTTTAATTTTATAAATATGGACGCTTTAGAATTTATCACAAATTATAAATCATATGTGGCTCGAATTGAGGCCATATCTGCTGAAAAATTTCAGCCGGCTATTGATGAAATGTACAGCCGTGATCCTCATGATATGGTATCTCCAAGTACTTATTTAAATTCGGATGCTGAGGCCGTAGGTCTTGTATTCAGGTTTTTCCGTGTGGAGTGTATTCGTCTCGGTTTGATAAATGAATGATTCGGCCGGTCATCTTTCTCCGGGAGCTTCGGCTCCCTTTTTTTTCCGGATCGACCCGGAATTTGCCGCGCTGTCCCGGTGCTTCTCGTTAGTTAATTAGAGTTAATCGACTGAAAATAAATGCTTTATAATTTGGTGTATTGAATAGAAAGCACTACCTTAGAGGTATAAATTAAAAAACAAACGATATGAAAACTACAAAAACAAAAACTTACGAAATCAAAATTAAAAGCGCACCCGGTTCGTTCCATAAGATTGGGCATGATGCTTACCCTTCTCTAAATGCAGCACTTAAGGATGTAAAACTATTTTCTGAAGCGTTTAAGCCAGAATCAATTTTTGTATTCTGCAATGGCCGCATGGTATGTAAAACTGAAAATAAAAACGGTTCTTTCCGGGATCCTTATTATGAAATGTCTGATGGCTTCCAGTCTTTCTCTTGTGCTGCTGTTAATTCCGGAGATGATCGACTGGTTGCTTTGGCTGCTAATGTTGCAAAGGCTATCAATGAGATAACCGACCACCTGAATTCAAATTATTTGTGGGACTAATCTTAAAATCTGAAATCATGAAAAAGCGAAACGTCACTAAAATAAAAATAACATCCATCCACTCTGATGGGATGTGTGGTATTCCTGCTCGTATATTGCTCCAGCGATTTTGTCTTCTCAGGTATTGTGAGAAAGTTGGCGACTCCGAGTCTGTGAATAACTACCAGCTCGGGTTGCTACGGGAGCATGGTGTTGAATTTGATGTAATTGAGATTTAAAAATATAATGCTTGTCGGCTGCTCGAGTGTGGAACCGTCGCTTTTAATATGACTTACTCCGAAATAACGCAGCAGCATGCTCCCTGTGAGAACTGCTTTTTTGCTTTCTCAAATGAGCAATTTAAAGAAGGATTGGCAAAGGCCGGCCTTAGTGAAAATGATAAAATCTATTCTGCCGGTCATGGCTTGTATGGCACAAAGGAAGGCATTCAGAAGTTTTTTTCATTTTATGATGAGCAAGATAAACGCATCGCTGCTGAGTGCGATCCGCAGTCGGTTTATGATTATGAATTCGTAAATCATGAGTGTTCATATACTAATGATGACCGCGAGGCGTTCGCCATTGTGGTTCGGATTTTTGGCGAGGAGACAGCTGGTTCTGTTAAGCGCAGATATGCGTATTCGTGATTTTCCGGTCTCGTTATTTTTTCGTACCTTTGTGTGTTATACTTAATAAATCCATCCTGATGACTGAAAATAAAAAAATGACTTTTTACCATGTCCGGTTCCGGGAGGCTCCGGACACATCTGGCCAGCTCGACTATTATTTTGGTTCGCTGGCGGCAATCTACGACGTGTTTTCTCCCGAGCAGGTCGGCTGTAAAATTGAGAATCTTTGGAATAAGAATCTTAGCTCTGGTGGCTCCTGGTCTGGTTCCCGGTCGACCGTCACCCGGTGTGAAATGATAAGAAAAAAAACTAACAGAGGAGGGCGTATAAAATGAGCGAACCAAAATATAAAGAAGAATTAACCGAGGCTATGCATTCGGAGTTTGAAGTCGATCTGGCTACTGAATTACAGCATCGGTGCATCACTCTTTGGTGTCTTGCTGGAGCTAATGAAAACAAAGAAGATTTCCCGGCCTTGTGCGAGCTTTATGGCGTGACTGTCGATGAGGCTCTGGAGTTGAAGGGTTATTGTTTGAGCTTACTTTAAAAAAAAGCGCGGTGTTGTGTCCGCGCTTTTTCTTTTTTAGTTCCCTTTGTATAGGTAGTTTTCAAATATTACCCTCTCCACCGTATTGTTCAGGTTAATGTTGCCATACCAGTTGCTTTTAATTAACAAATCCTTTCCCCATGGAGTATCTGCAAGTAAGCGCATTGGGAATCTATTTGATTTCGGGTTGTCTTTAAAGTATTTTTCTATAATTCCGATTGCCTGTCTTGCTTGTGATTCGCTTAGTTTATTTGCTATTCGACCACCTAAATACTCCGATATTTTGTTTTTATTTACAGAAAAACCGTATCTTGCCCATGCGTATCCTCCTATATCAATGTTCGCGTGAACCTTGATTTCTTCGACACCTGCGTTTTTGTATTGTTTATATAAACATTGAAATAATTCTTTTGTAAATCCATTCCCTTGCATTTCTTTCGGTATTGTTAGGAATTCATGGATGACGTACATTTTTCCTTTTGTGTCTGTTTTAAATGTTCTTATCATTCTGAATTTTTCACCTTTGTATGTTCCGCTTATAATCATTTCGGCTTTACTTTCTTGCAAAAAGAGACCTTGTGTTTTTACAGTCATATTGTTTTTTTTCATTAATGCGTTTAAATCAATATTAAATTCTGTCAAATTAAAATCTCGCATCTTTTTTATGTATATATCTTCTATGTTTCCACTTCCTCTTGCTTTAATCGTCCATCCTTCATTTTCGAGTGCTTGTCGTTTTTTATAATCCATTCTGTACGACTGAGGTTTGAAGTCGTCCACTTGGTTTGTTATTACCGGGCTTGGCTTTTGAGTTTTTGCCGCAGCTGGTGCTGGTGTTCTTGTTGCAGTTCCAGCTATGCCTCTTTCGTATCTTCTTATTGCTCTATCGAATTGCTCTACTCGCCAGCTCAAAGCATTTGGTACCGCTACTGTTCTGTTTGCTATTTCGATAGCTTGTTTTATGTCTATTTCGCTAACTCCAGCGAGTCTTAGTTTGTTTATGTATTCGTTTGTTAGCCTTGCTCGATATGCGTTTGAGCCTCGTATTATCTCGGCTGCTTCTTCTCTTGTGATGTTGGGTCTCCATCGTTTTTCATTTTCTATAACTGCATTTATGTTGCGCAGGCTTACTTCCACTTGGTTTACTAATGGTTTGTTAGCTATTTTCGCTTTCCTCTCATCCCACGCCTTTTGGATTGCCGCTCGCTGTTCTGGAGTCCTGGCGGCGTGTCTGGCGGCACTTTTTTCGGCGGCTGTTAGGTAATCCTTAACGACTGCGTTTATTTTGGTTTCTCCTCTCCTAATTGCAGCAGCTGTTCGATGCCATCCGTCGATAACTTTCCATCCTCCTTCTACTGTATATCGTTCGTAGATAACCGGCGGCAGGTTGTCCCACTGTTTTTTTGTCATTGCTACTAAAGCATCTACTTTCGCTTTATCTGTATTGGTCACATTGTAATTGTTTTGCTCCCATGCAATAATTTTCTCTCGGAGTTGTTCTGTTTTAAACTCTATTATTTTAGCATCCGGATTGTGTTTTAAGAAATTTCTAAGCTCCTCTGGCATTTTTCTTTGATCCCTTGCTTCATTTACTTCTTTGGCAGTTGGTCGTGCTGGTTCCGATGCTACCGGTTGTTGTTTGAACCATTCGGTTGTGTTAGTTCCTTTGAAGTTGTCCCTGATAAAGTATGGCTGTGATTTTGCTGTTGCGATCCGGTCTTTGTTTTGTTCAGCCCAGTCTTTAAAATTTTGTGGCAGGTCTTTCACTTGGTTTTGGCTGGTGGTGTCGGTTGGCTTTCCTTCCTCGATTTTCTCGACATCTTGCTGGAGTTCCTCGGGTGTTTTTAGGATCGTTACTGTGTGGCACATGCAGTGGGGATGCCATCCCGTAAATTTAAAATCTTTCGGGTACTTTCCCTTCAGTTCGTCGCAGATGTCGTAAACGTGGCCGGGGTTGTTTGTCAGCCGGACTTCAATTCCGACAACAAAGTCGAGCTGTTGGATTCGCTCGTGGTCTGCCGCGCGGTAGGCCATGTTGGTCTCCGTCCGGGTGAGGCGCATTGCGTTCTTGTAGCTGCTGCGGTAGACTCCCTGTCCCGGATGGTATTGTTTGGCATTTTTTGAGAGTTGTAGGATTCCATGCTGGTCTCGCACTCTTCTGAATAGTTTGTCCGGCTGCTGGAGGTATTGTTTGAGGTCTCTGGCCATTTGTCCGGCCGGCAATCCTTCCCGGATTCCAATGTCGAGACCTGCCTCGATTTCCTGTTTAAATCCATTTGTGTACTTCCATACCCGATCGCTGAGTTTCATCCCGGCTTCCTTCCGGTTGATGAAGGCCTGAAGGGCAGCGTTGTTGTTATTGAAGTATTTTTTAAATTTACCGGGGATATCATCGGTATTTTTTATCCCGAGTATTCTTTGGGCTATCTGGTCATTTATTAAATTGCTATTTTCCCATTCCGCAGTAATTCCATTTACCACAGTGGTTTGTATTTCTGATTGCATTTTAGCAGTCATCTTATCGATGCGTGCTTTGGTTCTGGGGTAGTCATCGAAGCTAAAAGGTTTACTGAACAGGTCATTCGCGTTAAATGTTGCACCAATAGCGGCAGCCTCCTTGATTCCTTCATCAAAGATTGCGTCGATTTGCTTCATATAGCTCTGTATTCTGCGATAGTGCGCCTTTTCCCAGTCCAGTTGGTTCATCTTCCTATTTAATCTTTATCCATCGACTGTTTATAGTGTCACCCGTTTCAATTACTCCGGCCTGCTCTAATTCAAAAACGGCCAGGGCTATGCTCTGGTGTTTTATTTCCGGCATGGACTGTGTGAGCTGGTGGAGTGTGATGTGTTCCGGGTGTACCTTTTCTTTTCTCTCTTGTGTTAGCTCGATGATTTTTGCTTTGATTTGTTCTATCATGATGTCGTGTTTAAGTTGTCGGTTCGAAGATGTCACGCGTATTTTCTTTGTTGATTTCATCCATGGTTTGCTCCGGGTTATCACTCCATCCAAGGTATTTAATTCCTTCTATCTGGCTGAGAATTTGCTTTCCTCCGGTTGCTGTCATGATGTTCTTAATAGTTTCACCTTCGTCGTTAATGCGGTACGGCGTGATTTCTTGCTCAACTTCCAGCTCATCGATTTCTTTTGCATGGCTTGGGAGGATCTTTTTTGCAAATTCTTTGATAACGTTAACCTCACGGTCGAGTATCTCGAGCCAGGCTCCGGCTTCCTCTGTCACCTTCAGCTCAGCGTCTACAAACATCATTTTTCTTGCTTCTCCGGACATTGGTGTTGCTTTCATCTGATCAAAGCTCATATCCGGGATTTGAAGTTCTGTGAAGAATGCGCGGTATAAGTTTTCGATTTGGAGTTTCATGCTTTCAGTTGCCTGCTCCCATGTGATGTACTCTGCTTTCGCTTTTTCCGGCCAGCGATAAACTGATACGTCGTCGCTATCATTCCCGGTCTTTGTTCCGAGGTCTTCATCTGAAAATATCCCAAATATTGGTTTACTGTTTTTTCTGATGTAGTTTCCGTTCCGGCTAAGTGTCCATTCAACTTCGTAGACATCGTTGCTGGTGTCTTCCCATATCGGTGTTTCCCGGTGCAAATAAACGGCTGGGATTTTACCGAGCTTATTTACTTCCCTTATTTCCTCACTCCATCCGCTTGTGGTGTCCTTCCATTTTATGTGTTCGTCTTTTGTGAATGTCTCGAAGTATTTTGTTTCCTCCGACCCTATTTTCCTTTTATATGCGAAACTTAGCGCGAGCAGGTCTCCGTCGTCATCAAAGTATGGGTATAGCTGGTCTCCCTGCATTGGGCTATAGTTCTTGCAGCGTATTTTTATATCGGCTTTTACTCCGTAGATGCTGTTTTTCGATTCCTGTGCATACCAGAGTGTGACAAATTCACAGCCTGCAAAAAGTAAATTTCCCCTTTTAAAGTTGATTGTATTGATTCTGTTTCGTATCAGAATTTTTTCAATCAAACGGGCAGCTTCCTCCTGTTTTTTATTTCCTTTCTCGGTTTTGTAGATCCGTTTTACAGGCGTTCCGAACATGAGCTGCGTCATGCGCTTTACTGCAAGTTTTTGCAGCCCTATTCCTATCCTGGTGACTTTGATTGTCTTGTTTTTTGTGACCTTGTCTTTGTAGTTAGGGTCTGTAAATACAGGATGTTTCTTTGGATTGTACTCTTTTTCGAGTTCGCTCCATTCTGGGATAGTGACTGATTTTTTCTTTAATTCAGCAATCAGTTGTTCGATAGTGTTGAATGACTGATCAATTCCGGCGATATTTACTGCTGTTGTGTCCATTTTAGTATAAGTCTATTTCGAGGTTTGATGTATCTTGATTTTGCTTCTTTTTTGGTTTGATGTGGTAATCTACGGCATAGCACAAAAGGTCGACATATTCGTCGTGACTCCGGTTTGGAAATCCGCAAACCTCGACAACAAATTCTTCATTCCATTGATCTTCAACAAGGATAACCCTTCCACATTCTACGCTTGGGGATGCCGCGTTTAGTCTGGTTTCTTTGTCATCTACCGGGGATGGGGTTCTTGTAACGTTGAGTTCTGTAATTTCTTTCAGCTGGTCTATGACTGATATTCCATTTGCTTTCGGCTCTATTCTGATTGTGCTGCGGTGATCGTATCCGTTTTCTTTTACAAATTCCGGCATGAACCGGATTAAGTCTGGGAATTTCATGTTTACCTTCCTGGCTTTGGTAATGTATAGGTCATTCCCTATTTTGCATGTGCCTATTATCCCTGTCGGGTCGTTGTTGGTATTCTGAGTGTATGCCGTGTCGGCAAAGAAAACAAAAGGCGCATTGTTTCGTATTTTCTCAAAGTCATATCTGGATATTGTTCTGAACCATTCCCTTTTGATGATGTTACCTCCTTCTTCTTGTGGCTCCTGGTCGTATTGACCTGCGTATGCTCTGGATCCGAGGTCTACAAGTGCTTCGTCCAGCACCTCCTGCGAAAGCCGGAGAGGGTCAAGGTACCCATCTATGTATCTTTCTTTCAAAAAAGCCGGTTTAACTGTATCCATCAACTTAGCCGGGAGGTTTATGTGGTGTATTTTTTCTCCTTTTTTTGCAAGCAGATAACCGGTCACGTCCTGCTCATGCAGTCGTTGCATGATGGTGATGGTTGGGGTGTTCTTTTTGTCGACCTTCCTGGTTGATAGTGTTTTGGTATGTTCGTTTGCGGATGCTATCTCTACTGCGCTATAGCTTTGTCCTGGATTAAGAGGGTCGTCATTAATAATAACGTGGGCATGCTTCCCAGTGATCGTACCTCCTGTTGATGTTGTATATCTGGCTCCAGTCTGCGTATTTTCGTAGCTCATTTTTTGCCGCTTGTCGCTTCTGATGACAACCTCCGGGAACAGCCGGCGGTATAAATCTGATGTGATTATATCGCGGCTTTTTGTGGTATGTTCAATCGAGAGGCTCATGCTATAACTGTTTGTAATTATTCGTATCGACGGGTCTTGCGTCCAGAGCCAGGCTGGGTACATGATGGTCGTAATTGTTGATTTCGTCGTCCCTGGTGGTATGTTAATAATAATATCATATGGTTTTGTCTCCCTTCTCACAATGTATCCGGCCAGCTTTTGTAATTCTTCGCATAAATAAGGGATGTGCCAATTGTAGACCGGTTCCTCTTTGATGATAACCGGCCAGAATTCCTGAACAAATGAAAACAGGGAGCGTTTGCACTTCTCCCTTTTGATTGCGGTTTCAAACCTTTCATCAGTCAGTAGTTCCTGTATCTTGCGTATCCGGCTTTTGCTGGTCATCCTTTATTTTTACTTTCGCTTTTTCTATCATTTGCGCCATCATTTCGAGTTCATCATCGGTGTATGCTGTAACGTCGTAGTCCTTCTTTACACTTATGTCTCCGTCGATATCTATTGGCTGTGAGGCGCGTCCGTAGAGTCGGTCGTATATTCGCTCTACCGAGTCAGTCTTTCCGTTCTTTGCGTCGCTCATAATAGCTGAAATGTGGACGGCTATAAAACTCGGAGTCTCCGGGTCTTTGATAATGTCCTTTAGTTTCATCATCGGCATCTCCAGCAGCCATTGTTGAATTTTAAAGAAGTCCTCCTTCGATAGTTCTATTTTGAATTTCTCGCCAAGGATGGCAGCCACCTGTTTGTAAACAGATGGCTTCCTTCCACTATTCTTGGGCTGGTTATTCGATGTGAACCGGTTCCCGTTTTTATTTCCTATTCCAAATTTTGGCATATCGTTGATTTCTCGTTGATTTCTCGTTGATTATCCTATTTTAGTTATTATGCACTCCGGGTCGAGCTTGTACATCCTGTCGAGTATTACCTGGCAGTACTTAGGGTCGAGTTCCGAAGTGTAGCAGTTCCTTTTCAACTGGTGCGCTGCGGCCATCGTAGAGCCGGAACCTCCGAAAAGGTCAACAACCAAATCAAAAAACCGAGAGCTGTTGGTGATGTTCCGGCCTATCAGCTTCAGCGGCTTCATTGTCGGATGCTCGCCATTTCTCAGCAGCTTGTCTTCCCGGATGATTGTTGATGGTATCAAGTCCGAGAGCATCTCTTGGAGCATGTCTTTCATTTGCGCTTTGGTCATCTTCTCTATGTCGAGTTCGTCCTCTATGACCGTTGTCAGGCTCCTGTTGTTTACAAAATAATGAGCGGCTCCGTCCTTCCAGCCATAACAAATTGGTTCGTGTCTCCACTGATAGTCTTGTCGGCCAAGTACCAGGCTTGATTTAACCCAGATGAGTTGCTGTTTGTCTGTAAGTCCGTTTGCTCTAAGCGATTCGATGAAGTTCACCGATTCGCGGCTTGCGTAGTAAACATAAAAAGCGGCTCCAGCCTTCATGATTCTGGCTGCCTGCGCAAATGCGTCAGTCAGAAATGCTTTGAATTTGGCATCGCTCATTTTATCATTTTCGATCTTGAGTTTCGCTGCTGTGCCTCCCTGATAATCGACATTGTATGGCGGGTCTGTAACGAGTAGGTCTGCGAGTTTTCCTCCCATTAATCTGTCGACCACTTCCGATTTCGTGCTGTCTCCACAGATGAGCCGGTGAGTAAGTCCCTGGGATTTAATTTCGAATAGGTCGCCTTCTACTATGTCTGTTTTGATTTCGTCCGGTATCTGGTAGTTGTCCTCCTCTGCTTCTTCCGGAACCTCTGGGGATATGTCCGCATCAACTCCTGGGATATCTACACCCCATGTGTCGAGGTCTTCCAGGTTCCAATCATTGGCCAACATATCAAAGTCCCACTCTCCGAAGCCGGCGTTATCCTTGATCGTGTATGCTTTCAGCTTTTCGATGCTGGTTCCTTCCGGGATGATCTTGCATGGAATTTCAGTGTGTCCGAGTTCTTTGAGTACTCGGTAGCGCATATTTCCTCCGATTGTGACATACTTTTTCCCGTGCTTAATTACGAGAATCTCTCGAAGCTGGAGCATCTCTGGGTCTTCCAGTATTGATTTTCTCAGCTTCTCATACTTCTCGTCCCGGATTAAGCGTGGGTTCTTTGGTAGCCCTTCTATTTGTCCGTTGTTTGGTTCTATCTGATGGACGGGGATCATCCTTGTTATTACCTGTGTTTCGCTCATATCAATTTTTTAAAAAGGTAATCCTGACGGTTTTGCGTACTTAGGTGTTCTGGCTTTAGCCTTTGTTTTGTTCTTTATTTTGGTTTTTTCACCTTTACCCTTTTTTTCTGATCCTGTTTTAGCCATGATTAGTCGAGTTTTTTTGTGTTTATTAAATTCCACAAGGCTTTCACTCTGACAGCCTTGTTTATGGTTTTGTACTTGTCTATTATTTTGTCTTGAAAGTCTTCATAAAATCGGTATAACTCCTCGTTTTCTTCTATTGTGAATTGCTCCAGGTTCTGGCTGCTTCGAAGGTTGGCCGATCCATGCATGACGATGAACCTTCCACCCATCGTTTCAAATATGCATGTCTTTGTGTGGGTACCTGCTACTGCGAGTTGAAACTTGTTATCTATGTCGAGTTCCTGGTAAATGTAAGGGACGAGGACGTTTCGCTCGTTTGAATAAAAATAGTGTGAAATTATCAGGCTCATTTCGTCCACAAATCCTCCCTTTATCAAATTGGCCAAGCTATCGATGTTGTCCTGAGAAAGAGAGAGCGTTGTGATGATCATTCGCTTTATTTTCGCGTTGTGTTCCACAATGTATGCTTCTATGAAGTCTCCGAAGATGAATGAACCGGGGACGACCACGTTTGCTCTCTCGTTTTTGTTTAACGTCAGTTGTCTGGCCAGCTTTGCTGCATTCTCATACTTTATGTTGTAGCTCTTTATTGGCTGGTAGATTTTTGGCTTAGTGTACCTTGGTTCGATATTATCCTCCTCGCTGATAATATCGAATGCTTCAATGTCAAAATCCGGGAGTTCAAAGTCCGGCATTTCAAAAAGTCCGACGCTATCGAGATTGTCGTCTACTATTTCATTCTCCCTGTTTTCCATTTTCATGTTTTTTGCAAATTTAGTAATTTTCGAGTATAATATACTCACTTTTAAATAAAAAATTAAAATCCGAACACTAAGGCAGCGGCATCTCTCGCGTGGTTACTGGTTTTCTTCGGCCATTTTGTTAATCTTACAAATTCGACCTGACTCATTTTTGTTGCTATATTTTTTGGTGGTACCATGTGAAATTCAACGCCTGCGTCCTTCAGGAAATCCTGCCATATCACACTGTCGCGCTTGATGCTTCCTGCACCCTGTAGTTTTTCCCTGCCGGTATTTCCGTACCACTTTCTTTGCCGCGCGTCTTCAAAATGCACCCGGACGTTTTCTTTTCCGTATTGTTTGATTAACTTGTTGACCTCGCTCATGGCCTTGTGGATTTTTAATGTCTCTATTGATAAAAAGCAGGACTGTGTTTTTCCTGCTTCGATGCGCTTATACCAGACGGCCATCCCGGTGTTCGTTCCCGGGTCTATTCCTATGTAAATTTGTTCTTTCATTTTGTTTTTATTTTTTCAATTAATGATATCACGTAATCATATGCGATTAATTTTCCCCTTTGTATATTTTTACGGAGGCTGTCCGTGCTATTTCTTTCAGAGATTGAATTAATGGTCATGTATGCCTTTTTCGCGAGCTGTTCGATTTCTTGTTTGAGATTTTCGACTTCCTTTCGGAGTGCCTCGAGTTGTTCCTGAAGTGTTTGTTCGTTTTTTTTCATATCAGTTTATTCAATCATGGCCAGCAGCACTTCCTCTATCTTGTCGGCCTCCTCTCCGAGTTGCTCTGCGTTCTCTGGGTCAAATCGATTTATAATTGCTCGCAGCTCCTCCGCGTTTTTCTTGATGGCGTTCACCTTTTGTTTGTATTTGAATTTAAGGAGGCTATTTGCTCTCATCTTAGATTCGATATCCTTGATTAATCCTTCCTGAACGATAGCAATTGCAAAGATGAAATTTGTTTTTATTGCAAGCTCTCGTTTTAGCTTTTCGTTTTTAATTTCCATGTTTATGTTATTTCATGCTGTTTGTTTTTGCCTTGTCCGTTTGCGGATTTGCTGAATGTTTTTGTTTACTAAATCAATAATTCGATCGTGGTGTTCAGTTACAGTATTAAATTTACCACGGCATTGAAGTATTTTAAAATCCTTAAGTGATATTTCAACTGTTTCAACCGGTTCGTCTTTAATCCTTGCGCTGAGTATCAATGAATCTTCTTTACTGAAGTAATTATTGGTGAATACGCAATGGTGAAGTTTGTCACCCTCTTCAACATATTCCTGAACACTTTCAAGAACTTTAACGAGTATCAGTCCATCAGAAAAGTTGATCCCCATGAATTGTTCTTTCAACTTTTTAAATATTTCTTCCTGCTCGATTGCTCTTTGCTTTTTGATTTCCAGTTTTTCCTTTTCTTGAATAGCTCGCTTTTTATTCATTAGTCTGTCATGTTCTTTCTTCAAGTCCTTGGGACAAACGTAGTGAGCGTTGTGCAGATCCTTGCGGAAGTAATTCAGCAGATCGAGATAGTCTAACCACATCCCGGCATCATTAACCTTGTATTTATTCCTCATGCAGATTTTTATCGACGGCCAGTACCTCCTGATTATTCCACTGTCCCCGGATCTGATTTTAGATAATAGCGAATACTGTTTAGCTTTCAATAGCGTTTCAGCCTGTGGGTTCCTCGGGATGATTTCAACAGCTTCAAGAAATGTAAGCGTTTTAAGATTATGGTTGATGCCGTATCTCGTGAATTCAGGTTTAAACTCTGAACCTGGGTGATACTTATCTGGATATATTTCGTACTTGTTTTGGTTCCAGTAATGCCGTGGATTTTTATTCCTGATTTCAAGTTCACCATTCCAACAGTCGCAGTAACTATTCCATGTATGTGTTTTAGCGACAACTTCCCGTTTTTTTTCATTTAGGTACCAGTGCTGGAGAATTTCATGTATGAAGTATCTTGTTTGTTCTCCTGCTTTATGGTAGGATCTAATTTCAAAATTCCGTATAACTTGGAATTCACCAACTACTTGAGCGTAGGCTATAAATGCTACCTGAGTAAAAGTAGATTTTCTGCTTTCTTCAATCACCAGCTTTTGTCCGCAATGAGGACAAATTGCTCTTTTTCGATTAACTAACTCGGGTGAAAATCTCTCTCCACAATCCATGCAGATAACCCTACTTTTAGTAGCGTAACCGACATGTTTCAGCACAGAAATTTTCGCCCATGAAAGCATCTTATTATCGATGTATTGTAATTGTTTTGACAACTCGATAACCTGATATTGCATTTTTGTACGTGGTCTCATGGCTTAATCAAAAAGTGAGGGTAGTTCAACAATTGCAGGTTTCTTTTCCTCTGCCTTTTTCGCCTTTTGAGCTTTGATTTTAGCCTGTTCCTCAGATACAAGCTTATCGATAGCTTCCTGTTTGGCAGCTTTCTTTTCGTCCTCTGTAAGCTCTACAACGTGGTTGACTACCACCCTGCAATTCACAGAATTACCGACTTTGATATCTTCTTCATCATAGTAATGCACTGCCATTCCGTATATTTCTTCGTCTGCAAATCCGTTGCATCCGCTTTTCTGAACTTGATTGAGTATGTATGTACAGCAATCATCAATGTTCTTTTTTTCGTTCGCGTATTTTTCTGTAAACAGAGCATCGTTCTCGGCTCGTTTATCGAGATAGGATTTAATAACTTCTTTAAATGTCTGTGTTGTTTTCATTGTTGTCTGTTTTATGGGTCTCCCCTGGTTTGTTTCTGAATTAAAGATAATGCTTTCTATTCAATATACCAAACATAAACAGTTAAATATCAGTTAATTAAAGTCAAACAAAAAACTATCCGCTAACACTTCATACCGGCAACTTCGCAGCCCGGTATTTAGGAGTTAGCGGCAATTTTTAAACTGCAGGCTCATTTGATGTCTCCTCTTTTTTTGATTCGGTGATGAAGTACTTGGTTCCAGCTCCACAGCAGTTTTTTGCCTTTTTCCCACTTCCGCACTGGCATGGCTGGTTCCGGTTGACTTTCTTTGCTTTTATTGGGAGGCCGTTCCCCTTGTAAATTTCGACCATTCTTGTGCTGTTCATTTATTTGATTTTAAAATTGTGATTTTAATGGTACCCTTGTGAGGAGTTCCTGTGTGCATTCTCCGTTTAAATAATCATAAGATATGGCGGCTATTGCGCGACCCTGGACTGTTGTTAATCCATCGTAGTTTAATTTTTTTGTTTTCAGGACTTCTATCGCTTTTGTGTATCCTTCTTTAACGGCGTGATTTTTAGCCATATTTATTCCTTTTTCCTCCAGTCGTTTTTCGATTAAACGGATTGTTTCTTCGATCTGGTCTTCTGTTGGTTTTGGTAGATCTGTTTTTAATAATTTGGCTATTTCTTCATAACTTTTTTTCTTCATAATTTTTCATTTGTCGATTAGTATTTCTTTCCATGTTTATGCTCCCTTGTTTTGTTGTACTCGAGCTTCCACTGGACGTGGCTCTCGATGTCTATACCAAAGTTTCCGCAATAGTCAAGTATTCGGATCAGCGCGTCCGCCATTTCGTCTTCGTGGGTGTCTTTGATGTGTTCCGGGAAGTGTTCCTCATATCTATGCCCATCGTCAGAGCATGCATGCATCCATGCGGCCGCATCTGGATTTGTGTATTTTCCTTTTCTGTCAGCCTCGAGTGCTTCTGCAAGCTCGGAGACTATGAGCATCAAATAAACGGCCGGGTGTTGTTGTTGTTCATGGAATCCTTTTGCTCTGTTGGCCGTGTATATGTCGGTAGCTCGGTTTGTTAGGCTTAGGTCTGATTTTGTTATCTTTATTGCTTCCTTCACGGCATGGACGGCTCCGTGATATCCGACCATAAATTTTTTATCCTCTGTTCCCAACCCACAAAATTTTTGGATCAGGTATTCTGCATTGATTTCTTTCATTGTTGTTCTCTTTTGATTTCTTCTCGTAAAACTTCGATATTGTCTTCGATATATGCTTTAACCTGTCCATTGCATTTTTGATTGTCATATAACCAGATCAGGTATTTAGCTGGGACGTTTGCCATTGTTTTTCCCTTGTGGATTCCGTATGGCATCTCGGATTTATCTGTTAAAGCTGTATTCATTTTGATCCTTTTTTAAAATGGCAGTCCTGATTCTTCATCCTGCAGCTGTGATTCGTTGATTGTTTGTTGCTGTGGCATCTCCACCTTGATTGGTTGATGTGGTATTCCGGTTCCGGTTGTTTCTGGGGCATCCTCTTTTTTGCCGCTTGCCAGCATCTGGATGTTCTCTGCGTAGATTTCAGTGAGGTATCTTTTGATTCCGTCCTTCTCCCAGCTCCTGGTTTGGATTTTTCCTTCGACGTAAAGCATTGAACCCTTGCGGATGTATTTTTCTGTCACTTCGGCAAGTCCGCGCCATGCTACGATGTTGTGCCATTCAGTCCGATCCGGGACGGTGGTTCCGTTCTGGAGGGTGTATCCCTTATCTGTTGTTGCGATTGTAAAGTTCGCCACTTTCACTCCTGCTTCGAGTGTTTTAATCTCCGGGTCTTTTCCTACATATCCCAGAATGATTGCCTTGTTTACTGTTGCCATAGATGTAATTGGTTTTTTAATTGTTTGTGTTTTTTTCTTCTTGCTTTTTCTTTCGCGTCGTATTTCAGGTGGCATCGCTGGCATAAAGCCTGGAGCCGGTAGTCACTTACTTCGTGATTTTCTTCATCGTGGTCGAGATGTGCAATGGTCAGAACGATAACGATGTACTTTTCCTCCATGTTGCACCAATTGTTCAGGTGATCTATCATTTCCCTGGCTGCTTTGTATTCGCTGATTTTACCAGGATGACTGTATGGTGGTTTTGCAAATGTCCAGAATTTGCCATCCTTCATATAACCAACCGAATAATTAACCGCTCCGCATCTCTCGCACCGGTTATTTGCTCTGGCCAGTATCCTGGGTCTGATTTCTGTCTTCCAGTTTGGTGGATATTTGCTGTAGTCGATTGGCATTTTATTTGACTTAAATTAAGCATATCGTTATAATCGCACCCCAAAATGCAAGTACAAAAACTATCAAATAAAGTAATCCGTTTTTGGCTCTACCGTCGTTGTTTGTTTTCATGTTGATTTTATTTAAATTGTTTCGCATATATTGCGTGTTAACGGCAATGCTAAATCCACATACCATTAAAGTCCGCATCACCCATTTCTATATCTGCGTTCGTTGGTTCAGTTGGTTTATCCCATTTCTTATTGTAAGCATCCCACCCACACGCTTTGCAATATTGGTAGTCATATCCTATATCATCATAAGTTCGTCCGCATTTTTCACACTCTTCGTTAGGCTCGCACTCCCAATATTCGTTATCGTAATAATCTTCATCAGAAGCACAGCCGTTAAAACCATGTATAGCGTTTTTTGTCATTGTTTTATTTATTTAAGGATTTAATACTCTTTGTCTATTTTGCTTTTTTATATCTTTGGCTGTTTTCTTGTCCACCATTATCATGGTACTCCTGCTTATTCTCACCGGGACGAGTTTTTTTCTCTTCTCCTCGGCTTTCGCCTTCCGGAGTTCAACCTCTGCATCCGGTGTTTCTGTTCTCGGTTTTCTCTTTTTCTTTTCCTGAATGTATTGTTTATAACTCATGATTTTCTTTGTGTTCGCATGCCTTCCATCCTGTCCAGCATCTGTGTTAGTGTTTCCGATTTTGATTCTCCTTTTGTCGAGGTGTGGTTTTCATAACTCACATTGTCAGCCTCGTTCAGCCTTTCCTCTGTGTATTTTTCAAGCCATCCCAGTATAACGGATGCGTCCATTCTGTATATCTGTCCGTATCTTCCCTTCATTGCATTTTTGAAACAAAGTTTTAAATCGTCCAGCTTCATGTAATAGTAATCTTCGAGTATTATTTCGGTCAAATTGACGATCTGGTCTTGATTCATGTTCTGGCCGGTGTTGAACATTAGAGCCGTGTCTGTTAATATCATCGCCACTATTGCTTTTGCTGTCATTTCTCCGAGCTGTCTTCGGCATATTGCCAGCGATGGCACCGGTGATTCGATAACCTCACGAATGCTGACCGCCTGCAATTCCTTGTAGTACCGCTTCGGAGAGGTCTCTAAGGTTTTCAAGCTCTTTTCTCGTGTTGTTAGTTGTTTTTCCATTTCCTGTTGTTTCATATACTCGATTTGATTTCAGTGATAATGCATTTGTAAGTGTTGACCTCCAGTCGAGGTTTTGTGATCGTGATTTCTTCTTGTGCTTCCATCCGGCCTCTGTTGCCCAAAATTCCACGCATGCCTTTTCGAGGCTGAGTGGTATGTTGACTCCTGGATTGAATTTTTTCTTTTCTTCCAGCCATTCCTGGTCATGTAGGAGGTTGGTGTATTCTTCTCTTAACTGGGCGAGGTAGATTTTGTAATCGGTTCGCCATGTTTTTTCTTTTTTTTTCTTTTCTTCTTTCTCTTTCTTTTCTTCTTCTTCTTTATCATCAATATTATCTACAACTATATATTCATTTCCATTTCCATCTCCATCTTCAATGCTTTTTAAGCGAATGTGCAACCAATCGGTTAACCGTTCGGTTATGTTTTTTTTTTCATAAATCATAAATTCTGACGGATTAAAGCTCATTTTCAGTTCTTTATAAGTTTTTTCGTCATATTTACCTTTTCTTAGTAGTGCGGCAAATGTTCCAGTAATTGTATTCATTTTACCTTTTTCTGCTCGCTCACCTATCACTCGGTTAAGTTTTGGGTTAACCAATCTAACACCGTTCGGTTGACCGTTCGGTTGACCGTTCGGTTCAAAGTGTTTGCATATAACATCCCACACTTTTTGAAATTCTTCAGTTGATAAACCGACCATTTTTGATAATCTATTGATATCTGAAGGTAAACTTCCGTTTTGGTGCTGGTAGCACAAGAGGTCTATGTATACTCCTTTTTCGGATGGAAGATATTCAGCTGTGTTCGTCAGCCAATCCTTGCTATAGAAAAGAAATGCAGGGTCTTTCATTTGTGTTTTAAAATAGGACACCCTCTCTAATCCGGCAGGGTCTGACTTCTGCTTTCATAAAAAGGGTGTCCGTGAGTTCGTTTGTAATTCCTTCGGTCAGACCGGAATTCTTGGACAAATATAAAACTATTTTTTAATATACGAGTATAATGTACTCACATTATTGCAAAATAATTGGTATTGTAGGCATTATCTCCTGAATCTTGGCGATTTGCTCTCCGATTATTGTGCTTTTTGTATCGATGAGTAATGCAGTAGCATCCGGGCTATAAAGCAGCAGGATAACGGAACGACCTCTGACGTCGGCCATGAATTCAACCTCGATTATCTCTCTGGCTCCTCCTTTGAAAATTGGAATTTTAAGACGGAATTTTCCGGGTAGGTTTGATGTTACAACTCCACTGAAACTGTCAGAAAACTCCCCTTTGTCGTTGTTCTTTTTCTCAACCTTTGAGTTTACTTTTGCCTCGAAGTTGAGCAGCTCGGTAACCAGAGCCATGTTTTCCTCCCTGTTTTCAAAGTATGACCGGTTCATCTTCATGAATTGTCCCAGCTGGACTGGTTCCCATTCCTTCTTGGTGTTGATTCCAAATTCGATGAGTGTTGGGTCGGTAGTGATTTTTCCGATGACCACTCCCGTTTTATAAGGGTCATCTTCGTCGATGATAAGGGCTATTTCTCCTTTGTCTTCGTTTACCAGAACATGGCATTTAAACTCGTCAATTCTTGATGCTCTTTTTTGCAGGAATTCAGCAGGTGCGCTAATCGTACCTGCGATGTGGATTTGAACTGGTGGCAGCTCATCCAGTCTTTTGGGTGCTGCTCCTTCGAGGATTTCCAATGTTTTAACTCCCTGTTCTACCGTGATGTTGAATTTTTCGTTTTCCATTTTTTTGTGTTTTAGTGATTAGTTATTTGTTCCTGTTCTATCGATTTGAAATACTGTCTTTTGCATCTCCTGTGGCATCATTGGTCGCTCGCTAACGAGGTCTCCGTCCGCATTGTAATACTCAACCATCCGGGTGCTATGATCCATGAATTTGTAACATGTTTCCTTCACGTAGACGGCGTTGTTTTTAATATTGCTCAGAAGGTTTTTTCTCTGGTCATTCAGCGGATCGAGCCTGGCTTTGAAATGCGCCATCATTTCTCTTTTTTCATCTTCCACGTCGTTTATTTCAATGGAGATCTCACTCAGTTCGTTTTTCATTTCTACGATCTGATCCGGCGTGAACCTTCGCATGTATCCCATCGGTTCTGCCGCGTCACAGTTGTCCCTTAGAAATTGCTTTCTTTCTTCAATGTCTGCGTACTCTTTTCCTAATTGTTTACTCATAAAATTTTGTTTTTAATTGGTTATTTTTCGTCTATAATAATTTATTTCATTCTGTTGCCTTTTTTATTGCCTGTTCTGCTTTTTCAAATGCTATTTGTTCGCTTCTTTCAAACATTCCAGAATAAAAAATTACATTCTTGCAAAACATTAACGCTTCCAACAATTCCGGGCAGCTGCTATCAGTTTTGCATTAGCTTTTTGTTCGTTGTATGAAACATCGCGAGATGGTACGATTGCTATTAATGGTGTACCTACTGCTCCTATTGATATTCTGTCATCAGGCTGAGTCCACTCATTGATGCTCCATTCTCCTTTTGTGAATTTTGTTTCCATTTTTAAAATGCTGTTTTATTAAAGTTGATTGTCATTCCTTTATCTGCGACGTGGGTTGTTTTTCCGGTGGCATTGACAACTGCATTTTTGAATTGTTGTTCGTTGCTGCTTCCGTCGCTTAAGTGTATCAGGACGATATTGTTGACTTTCTTCAGGTCTGTCCGGTTTAAAAACTGAATGCATTTTTCAATACTCAGATGTGATTTGCTCACCCTTTCCTGGTGTTTTGCATTCAGTTTTCCTTCCATCATCCTGGTCTCTGTTATCTCCTCTCCGTAGTTAGCTTCGATGATGATGTTGTTGAGTCCATCAAAGTCGTAGTCTATTTCCGAAGTGTCCGTGATAAAAAGAACCTTTCCGCATTCCTTGTGGTTGATTAAATATCCGCAAGGCTCGGCGGCATCGTGCGTAACCGGAAAAGACAGGAGGTTGAACCCTCCCGCGTTTGTCCTTTTCAGCATGTTGATAGGTACAGCATTGTGGTGGTTGTTTATCTTGGAGGCTTCGATTGTACCCTTGCTGGCCATTACTTTGATTCCTGCATCCGCTATCACTTTGGCGTGTTTAGCGTGATCACCGTGTTCGTGTGTAATAATGCATCCGGCTACCTTGGTGAGGTTGAAATTCAAAGCCTTTTTGACCTCTATAAATGGCAGGCCGGCTTCAATGATCAATGTCTCATCTTCTCCTTCCAGAATATAACAGTTACCTGCGCTGCTGCTTCCTATCACTTTCAGTTCCATCCTTTTTTAAAAATTTGGTTTTTGTTTTGGTGTAACTGGTTCTGCAGGCACAGCTTGTTTGATTTGCTCTCCCTCAACTACCGGAGTGCTGTCCACATCCTCAATATCCAGTTTTTGCCGTTTTGACTTTTCTTCCGAGCCATTGAGTTGTGGCTTTTGTTCCGGGATAGTTTCTTCGGCATCCTCATCCGTTTTGCTGGTGTAAAGGCCGGAGTCGTCGCTGGTTGTTATAAACAGCTTGCATGCTCTACCGATAACCGTTTTAATAGCCATCTGATCTGGGAAGTTCTTATGAGCCGTGCTTTGTCCTTTCGTTGCTCCCTGCATCCATGCTTGTCTGATTTGCGTCATTGGCATGATTTCGACGTGGGTTCCTCCATCTGCAAGTTGCAATGTTGCGTATGCTCCAAGGATTTTGTTGTTGTCGATATTTCTGAAATCCTGTTTATGTTTCAGAATTTTCTTGCGGCCTGTATCCGGATCGATTTCGTATTCGAATTCGTCGTTTTCGTAGATAACATTTCCGGTCGGTACTCCGACTATTCCTCCCAGCCTTCTGGCCAGCGCGATGGTACCGTGGTACTCGAGCGAAAATGTAAGCTTATTCCCGTAGACTATAAAGTCTCCCTGTTTTTTTGTAACCGATAGTCCCTGGACTACCATTTCCAGAAGCGCATTTGCGATGCTTTCCTTCGTGCAGACCTCGAGTGCTGGTTTTCCATTTTTGTCTGTAACTTCCATGATTTTGAGCCATGCCAGTTTTATCTGATTTCCGACGGCGTAATTTTCAGGCAGCTTCAGGTCTCCGGCTTCCTGGAGACTTTGTACATGCTCCAGTACTGCGTTAGTTGTTTGGTTCTGAATGTCTCGCAATGCATTAGCATTGAGTCCTGCTTTTGGGGCAGGTGGCTGGCTACCTGCTGGTGTAGTAGCCGTCTGTGGTTTTGCTGCTATGTTGGCAGCTCCTTCAAAAATTGTTTTTTCTTCCATTGTTGCGAATTTTGCGCCTTTCGGCTGGTGATTAAATGTGTTTTATTAAATACAAATATAACATTATTTATTTGAAAGTGAGCATATTAAACTCACTTTCTTTTGTTTTTTTAGTTAATCTTTTACGGTTAAAACCAAGCATCCGGGTTCAACTACAAGGTTGATGATCTGGCTTTGCGTATTGATGATTTTGGTTACCGATTCTCGGTTGTCTATAAAGATTGGGGCTGTCGTTTGTCGATGGCGGCAGAGCGCGTTGATGATGTCTATCCCTGTGTTTAGTTTGGCGGCGTTGTTCAGCGAGTCGTATGGGACTCCCTTGTATAATGCGTCACAGACCTCTTCATCTCCTCCGTTAATTTGCTGTTTGAACATCCTAAATTTCACGTATTCAAACATCCGATTGACGGTGTTTTCGATTTCCAGCATCCTGGTCTTCTTATACTGAGTTATCATCATGCTGATTTTTTCGAGGTTTGCTTTCTCTTGTGCGAGTTGCACCTGCTGGTTCTCGAGTTCTTTCAGTCTTTTTTTAGATTCTTCTATCACTTCTTGTCTTCCGAGTTCCTTCTGTAGTTGTCCGATTTCAGTTCTAATATCGGCGATCCTTTTGTCGGACTCGCTGGTGTCTGGCTTTTGGATTGTTTTCTGGATGTTGAGGAGTTGTTGGTTTAGTGCCTCCCTTCTTTCAGCATAATCAGGGACATCTGCTACTGATTTAATGGCCGGTTCATGAAGTGGTATTGCTTCGTATTTCTCCTTCAGCTCTTGAGCCTCTTGGAGGTCTTTTGTTAGTTTGTTTTTTGATTCGAGGATTTTGGCTATTTCCTCTTTCAGCTCCGTGATTCGTTTGTTGTTGAGGCTTCCATCTTCTTCGATTCGCTTTAGGATACTTTGTTTTGATGAGTTGAAATTTGCCGCAGCTGATTGCTGTATCTCGTAGATTCTGTCAGGATCGTATTCACGGTGGCAAGCTGGGCAGGCCAAATCTTCAGGGTTGATGCGGATTTCCTTTTCATTCTCTGCTTCCCATTGAACCCTGAGTCCTTCGTTAAGTGCTTCCAGCGATTTGATGTCTCCAGTTTTTCTTGTAACATCATTGTCCGCTCTCTGGATTTGTCCGGTGATTTCGCTAATGATTCGGTCAATCCTGGAGCGTTCGCTTTTAATTTCAGCATTTTTGCTGTCCGCTTCATTCTGACTTGCTTGTTTGGTTTTGAAAGCCTCCCGATCCAGTTCAGCGATTTGGTTCATGATTTCTCGTTGCTGGCTTTCGATTCTCTCCCATGATTTTGAGAGGTCATTTCTTTTTTCATCCTCGCTTTTAAGCTCAATTTCCAAATCCGATATCTTGCTCTTTATCGCATCCCAGTCCTGCTGGCTCGCGATTGTCCTGTTTGCTTCATCGATTCTGGCCGGGATGTCTGCTTCTGATTTTTTAATCAGATTGATTTTATCAGCTATTCTCCTTTCCTCATCCGCGATGTTCTTTCCTTCCATCAACCCGATAACCTCGTTTAGCTCCGGGTTAACCTTCAGAATAGTTTCATCGGTTATTTCTCCGGCCATACTAATCAGGACGGCTCGCTTATCTTTTTTGTCCATCCTTGAGAAATGATAAGGGTCAGTAATGAGTTTGAATAATCCCTCATCGATGATGTCGTTTATCCTCCTCTTGTATTCGCTGATTTGAACCGGCACATCGTCCATGTAGCAGATTGTCTCATGTCCCGCGAGGTACTCCTCTGATGTTCCCCTTCTGGTTACCCAGTTTTCGCGGTAAACTTTCCGGAGTTTTACAAGTCGTCCGTTCACTTCGATTTTCCCTTCTACTTCATGGTCAATCTTTGGAATCGTATTTCCTTTGCTGTCTATCGTTTTTATATCAAAGACCGCATTCCCTTCGCTGTCCTTTCCAAATAGCAGCCATGTGAAGGCATCAAATATTGAAGTCTTCCCGGTTTCGTTGTCCCCATGTATAAATGTCTGATCTGGTTTGAATTCAACGTCCAGACTCCGGATGCCTTTGAAATTTGTAAGGCTGAGTGTTTTAATAATAACTGTGTTCATTGTTGCTGAGTTTGTTAGTTTTCTTTTGATTTCTTGATGTATCTACCTGTTTTAGGGTCTCTCTCTTTTTGAAGTCGTTTTTCGAGGTGGAGGATGATCTCTCCCTGATTTATGAGCTTGGCTTCAATCTTTTTGTTGATTTCCTGTAAAATTTCAGTCTTATTTTTCTCGGCGTGATACTTGTCTACGAGGCTCTTTTTTTCTTCCTCGAGCTGTTTGATTTTTTCGTTCAGCTTGCTTGCTGTTCTAAATAGGTGTAACATGGTTCTAATTTTTTAAAATGTTGATTACTTGTTTTTTGTTGATTATTATCTGTCGGCCTACCTGAGTGATTGCTTTGTCAATCCTTCCGCTTGACTTGAGCTTCTGGGCTGTGGTTTTGCTACAGTTCAGAAACTCGGCCAGACCCGAGATTCCGTAGACGTATTCGTCTTGTGTTTCGACAGGCCTCTCCGACTTTGTTTCCTGCGCCTGAGCTTCCCGGATAAGGGATTTAAACTCGGCTACTGTTAGTTGCCATATCGGTGTGGTGTCGCTGATGATCATAGTCCTTTGCTTTTCATTGTTTCTGCCGCTTCTGCTACTCTGGCCAGGTGTTCTTCGTACTTTGTGAGGCTTCCCACCTGTTCCATTTCCAGTCTCTCGATTACTTCTCCATTTCTGCTGGTTATCACTTTGAGGTTTTTGAAATCCACCAGCACCTTATAACCTGCGCTCATGTGGTGCGTCATGGTTTTCTCTGATGTTTCGTGTGTTGTTTGATACTCGTAGTTCATGGTTGCATTTTTAATTGTTTTGACCTTCTGAAATTTGTTGTTTAATCGCATACTTTGCAACTGTTGCTTTCACATGTCGCAGGTGCTTATTGCATTCTGTCAACAAATCTATGTACTCACCTCCGGATATTCCCTTTTTACTAAAGCTTATAAGGAGCCGTTTAATTTCAGCTGCCATCGTTTTGTTAGATTCTTCCAGCCCTTTTTTGTAAGATTCGTTTGACTGCTTCGGTGTCTTTGAAAAACAAGCAGTAAGCACTTCGTCTATGTTTTCCTGCTCACGCAGTTTCTGGGCTTTTCTCTCCCAGTATTCGTTTGCGTGGTTAGGGTTTTTCTGTCGGTACTTTCTCAGGCTTTCCCGGACGTACTCGTTTCTCAGCCTTCTTGCATCTTCGCTTAGTTTTTGTGTCGGCATAATGTTAATTTGTTCTTGTTACCAATATTGCATCCTTCATGCCTCTTTCAGAGGCCGAGTATCTCTCGCTACCTTCTTTGTGCAGCCGGGAGATTGTACTTCTTACCGTTGACGGTTTAACTTGCCTGTTCAGGAATTTAACCGACTGGTTATTATCCAGTTTCCTGATGCTTCCGATGATTTCCGTTCTCTCTGAGATAATCGGTTTTTTTTGTGTTCGTTTTTTTGTCATGTCGTTGATAGTTATTAACTTTGTTGATTAATATGTTTGTTGTTTTGTGTATTGTTCTGTTTATAACTATGCAAATGTAAACATTTTGTTTGTTACAGCAAACTATTTGTTTGGTTATTGTAGTTAATTATTGTTAAATTAAAATCATTGTAATTATGTATCAGCGTATCAATACTGTTTTTGACTTCTTAAAGGAATCAAAGAAAATCCGCAATCAGCAGGATTTTGTAGAACGCGTTGGTTCTGATAAGTCTACAGTGTCTCAAATCTTAAATGGCAAAAGGGCAATCACCAAACAATTTGTTTTATCTGTTTGCAAAGCATTTCCTTTTTTGTCTGAAGAATGGATTATAAATGGGACAGGGTCAATGCTGTTAGATGAGTCATCCAGCGATAAAAATGACAACTTGAATTCAAATAATAATGAAAAGTATAGCTTATTGTATAATGAGACTCTACTTCGTATAATAGAGTCTCAGCAAAAAACAATTGAAAAATTAACTGATTTGGTTATAAATTTCAAGCATTAAACTATAAATTAATAAACTAATAAAAAATATAGCTATGGATTTTAAAGACTCAATTAAACAAATTGCGGAGCGGGTGGAAAAATTAAAAGACAACCTCCCGACAGAAGAAGCTACAAAGAATGCTTTAATTATGCCATTTATTCAGGTTCTTGGTTATGATGTGTTTAATCCTTTAGAAGTGCTCCCTGAAATGAACTGTGATATAGGGATGAAAAAAGGAGAAAAAATTGATTATGCAATTTTGAAGGATGGAAATCCTATCATGTTAATTGAATGTAAACACTGGGCACAAGATTTGAATTTACACGACAATCAATTATTGCGATATTTTCATGTTTCAAAGGCAAAGTTTGGGCTTCTCACAAATGGCATCATTTTTAAATTTTATACCGACCTTGAGACTTCCAATAAAATGGATGAAAAACCATTTTTAGAAATTAATCTACTTGATCTTAAAGATGCGCAAATCGAAGAACTAAAGAAGTTTCATAAATCGTATTTTGATGTTGATATCATTTTGAGTTCTGCAAGTGAATTGAAATATACAAGTGAATTGAAATCAATTATTGCTAAAGAATTCGCAAATCCATCACCAGATTTTGTTCGTTATTTTGGAAAACAAATTTATGATGGGACATTCACTGCAAAGGTGTTAGAACAATTCACCTCTTTGGTTAAGCGGTCTATTGCTTCGTCTATAAATGATATGATTTCTGATAGATTGAAAGCCGCAATTAAAGAACAGGACGACCAGCATGAACAATCTGATGCTTTTGCACAGAGCACTCCTGATTCGCGTGAAGATAAAGTCGTTACTACGGATGACGAGATCGAGGCTTTTTATATTGTTAAATCAATTCTTAGAAATGTAATTTCTGCAGAAAGAATAACCTACCGAGATGCTCAAACTTATTTTGCTATATTTATTGATAATAACAATAGAAAAACCGTTTGTAGGCTATATTTAAATTCAGAATCAAACAAACGCATTACTTTCATTGATGAATCAAAGAAAGAAGTTCACAATAAAATATCATCAATTGATGATATTTATAAATTTTCAGATCAATTGATAAATGTTGTTCAAAAATACGTATAATTAAACCATGCAATCATCAGATTCTCAAAAAATAGTTGAGCGTTTCTTCGAGGTAATTTATGACCTGAAGGCTCGCCGGGTTATTCGTGGAAAACAAACCTTTACACGGGCATATGGTATTGATCGTTGGAATTTCAACAAGGTTGAGGCTGACAAGTCTCGGGATATCTTCCAGATTTCATGGTTGGCTTACCTTGTCAATGATTTTGGTGTTTCGTCAGAGTGGCTGATGACCGGCCGTGGTGATATGTATATCTCGGTTCCTCAACCTGCAAAGAAAAGATGAAATTTTCCTATCAGTTCCTTCTTGATTCCGAATCTGGCCGGGATGACTTAAAGTTGCGGCTCCGCGTGAGGTGGTCTGGACGCGTTGTTTCATTTGGTGTCGGTTATCGCGTCGATGCTTCGAAATGGAGCCGGGAGACACAGCGTTGCAAAAATTCGACAACTCATGGGAATCGTAAAATTTCGGCATCGGTGATAAACCGGAAAATTCAGGAGCTGGAGTCTGTTGTGGTTGATTTGTTCTCTGGCTATCAAACTCGGGATGTAGTTCCTTCTGTAGACCAGTTCCGTTCTGATTTCAATAAAGCAATCGGCAAGGCTCCGGCCGTTGTTCCTATATCGATTTTTGCCGCTTTTGATGAGTTCGTGAATACCTCCGGGCAGCTCAACTCCTGGAGTCATTCGATGCATCAGAAGTTTGGAACTTTCCGCGCTCATCTCTTTGCTTTTGCTCCCGGGTTGACTTTTGGTTTGTTGACAGATTCTGTCTTGACAGATTTTGTCAACTATCTAAACCGGTGCGGTCTTCGCAATATCTCAATCGACAAAAATTTAAAAATGTTTCGCTGGTTCCTTCGCTGGGCTTTCCAGCGTGGATATTACTCCGGCCGGTTGCATGAAACTTTCAGGCCTCGGTTGAAGGGTGCGGATGGCAATAAAGAAGTTATTCATCTCTCCTGGGATGAGCTTCTCATGTTCCTTGATTTTGATTTTTATGGTAATGTTGGCACACCAGAAGAACCGGAATTCCTTAATAAGGAAAAAGCGCAGGCTTTGGATCGGGTTCGTGATGTGTTTTGCTTCTGTTGCTTCACCGGATTGCGATACTCTGACGCTGCAAAGCTGACGCGTGACGATGTCCGGGACGGCTCGCTGCATGTGGTTACTCAAAAGACGGCCGATGCTCTTAAAATCGAATTAAACGAGTTTTCTGCGTCCATTCTTAAAAAGTGGGAGCCGGTCAGCTTTCCTTCTCGTCGGGTGCTTCCTGTTATATCAAATCAAAAAATGAACGACCAGCTCAAAATTGCCGCGCGTGTCGCAGGTCTCGATTCTCCGCAGAGGGTCATCTATTTTAAAGGGAGCAGCCGGTTTGAGGAGGTGTTTCCGCTTCATGATGTCATCAGCACTCATGCTGGCCGTCGCACCTTTATTGTCAATGCGCTGTATCTTGGGATTCCTTCGGAGGTGATCATGCGCTGGACTGGCCATAAAAATTTTGCTTCAATGAAACCGTATGTCAAAATAGTAGATGATTTAAAGGCTCGGGAAATGTCAAAGTTTCGCCGGGATGCCTTGTCCCCTGGGGACGATTCTGGGGACTAA